TCTGGTCATACGCGTCCGATATCCACACAAGAGCGGCAACATCCACGACTTCGTGTTTTGACAGGTCCGCCAGCTCCATTCCGGTAAAACTGCAGCAATAATCTTTTGCCGCGCTGATCAGCGGATTGATAAGCGGATCCGTTGTCTCAATATGCAGATACTCTGCGACCTCGGCCGCGCTCAATGTGTTAAGTGCCATAGTAAAACTCCTTAAAAAACGGACGGAGCCTGAGCTCCGCCCGGTGTAGTAGACTACTCGCCAGCCATAAGCCCGGAGGCTTCCAGCTTCTCTAAGATCTCGTTGACCTTAGCCAGAGTATCGGCTGCGCTTGCGTCGGGTGCAAGGCTTGAAACCTTAAGCGCCTGCAAAGGGAAGTTCTCGATGACTGCGCCATCCTCAAACTTCAACTTGCCGCCGATAACGGTGGTCTCGCCGCCCTGCTCTGTGTAATTCTTTGTATTATATCCAGCCATGGCTACCTCCTATCAGGACTTAACCTTGAGGCCTGCTACCATCTGTGCGTTCTGCACCTTGGCATCAAGCTCAACGAAGCCGACAACCTCAACAACATGCTGAGCGGCCTTGACTTCCTTAAGCACCTCAATGTTGATATCCTCAGATACCTTTACTGCGAGGCCCTTCATGTCACCATAGAACATGAAGTACTTGCCTGCGTTTGCAGCCTTAAGCTCAAGCACATTGTCGGAGCAGTACACATCCTTGCCCAGGAGTGTATAACCCCAACGGCTGTTAAGGTCGCGGTTGAGCAGGTAGTTGCCCTGTCCATCCTTAAGAGAACGGATGAGAGTACGTGTCTTCTTGTTCATGATCCAGTAAGCATCTTTCTGATATACATCAGGGATCATCTCCTGGAGGGCGATGATCTCGTCGATTGTTACCGCACTGTTGGAAGCGGTCTTATCGTTCTGAGTGATGCCTGCTGCCAGACCGTCCATGCCGCCGGACTCACCATAAAGGAGCTGTCCCTCGATCCATGCTGCGATAGCCTGGCCCATCTTGTTGATGACGAAGCCCACAATATCAAAGGAGCTGTTGTTGATGAGGCTCTTGGAGATGTCTACAAGAGCGGTTGCAAGGAAGCCGGTCAAGCTGATATTCAGGAATTTGCCGGTGTGGCTGTCTGCTGCTGTAAACTCAGTAGCATAGTCCACGGTGATGTGGTCGGTTGTCTCGTCCCAGTAAGGGATTGTAAGAGTTCCCTTGACATTGTAGCGGTCTGCATCCTGGAAAATAGGACAGATCTCAACCACCTTGTCAATGATCTTGTTGGCGATGGATGAGGGGATAACTGCGCCGTTGTCGCCCTTCTCCATGTCTGTCACCTGCTGGATGTCTCCGGAGCGGATAAGCTGCTCAAAAGCCTTGATATCCTTCTGCTCCTGTGTCAGGTTGTCGTCGGGATTGACGATAGTGGGTTTCTTCATAGCCTCAACCTTCTCGATAGCGTCAACGGTCTCCTGGCAGGTCTTAGCCTCTGCCTCGATCTCGTTAAACTGCTTTACCTCATCCTCTGTGAGGGTGCGGTTTTCTGCCTTTGCTGCTGCCACGATGGCGTCCATCTTCTCCTGGCAGTTAGCGATCTTCTCTAAGAGTTCCTTTTTTTTCATTTTCTTCCTCCTAAGTTGCTGATACGGTTTTCCCATTCGGTATAATCTACCGGCTCGGGTGTTGCTTCCGGCTGGTTAGCTGCCTGAGCCGGTGATTGCGCCGGCGCATTTTCCGGCTTTTTGATAAGCTGCTCGGGTACATTCTTATACCCAAATCTATTAAGTATGTCGTTGCTCAGTGAGTTCTTGACATCCTTAACCTCGTCTATAACGGCGATATTAAAGATCTCTGCCGCCTTTGTGGCTGACATCCAGCTCTCTTTTGCCATAAGAGCCTTAAGATCTTCCTCGTCGCCCTTCAACTTTGACCGATACAGTGGCATACATGTTCCGTCCTGTATCGCCTCTAAGTCCTCTGCCGCCTTGAGCATGTCATCTGCATTGCCTATGCAGATGCTCCACGGCTTGTGGACCATGAGCATCGTGCCGGAGTACATGTTGACGGTATCACAGGCCATAATCAAAAATGAGGCCGCGCTTGCCGCCACCCCATCTACATAAGCGTTGACCTTAACGCCACGCTGTAATGCTCTTTTGATCTCGCTGGTCATTGCTACCGCTGCGAAAACGGATCCGCCCGGACTGTTTACAAAGATGTCCACCGTCTCTCCCTCGCCTGCTGCCCGAAGTGGCTCGGCAAGATCGTCCGGTGTAAAGCCGTGCTCCACACCATCCCAGTCCTTGTATTTCTCCTGCACGATTTCGTCGTAGAGATATACTTCACTCATCAGGGTCTTCTCCTTTCTCGCCTGCGTCAGAATTATTCTCTGCTGCCCGGCGTTCTGCTGTATCTGTATTCGGCACATAGAAGCGATCCTTATCCAGATCGCCATCGACGCTATATAAAGCCGCCGACAGGCCGACATTCAGAACATCCATACCCTCAATGGCTTCGAGATTTTCCATGGAGCGGACTTCGTTTACTGTCATCCATCCACCCTCTTTTGCAGACTTGTACGCATCGTACCTGTCCTTCATGGAAGCCTTCAAGAGTTCGCTGTAATCAGCGGACCAGAAGTGATCCTTTTTCTCTTTTTCCTGCAATAAAACAGAATTAAGAGCCGTCTCAAAGGCTGTGCCTATCGGCAGTACCGCCCTTCGGATCAGTTTCTCCTGGTCATCGGATATATGGAATATGTTATCGATCTCCTTGTTAAGGGTCTGTTTTGTCTCGTCCATCTGCATCTCTGCGGTGCTGGATGAGGTCTCCTTAAACTCAAGACCGTTATTAAGCACAATGGCTTTGTCATTGTCGTTGTTATAAAGCCGGCACCAGTTTTCCCTCAATGCTTCGAGTGCCGGGCCTTCCACAGTGTGGTTGGTCTGTAAAAAGCCTTTTTTACTCCCACCCTTTTTGAGGATAGAAAACTGGTATTTCATGGCCTGATATGAGATCTTGAGAGCGGTGTTTACTTCATGCACGATACTTTCCCCGGTCACGCCGTTTCTTGAGTTGCGGAGGAGCTTTAAAAACTCGAAGTAGTCATATCTTTTCGCTCCCACATAGAAGTAATAATCACGCATGATGGGATCCCATGAGAGGTCATATGCTGCAACATCCTCACTTTTGACATATCTGAGTGCCGTGATCCGCGTGCCTCTCTTCTCGATATAGGCATATCCTCCGCCATTTTCTCCGACGAAGTAGTCCTCACACATTGTTTTTTTGAGCTGATAGGGATCCAGGGTGTCCCCTGTGTCGTAATTTACCAGGCTCACTCTCTCATCATCATCGAGCCGGATGATCTTCTCGTTTCCATCGTCGTCAGTAGTCCTCCGATAAAGCCGGAAAGGGATTGTCGCGAAAATCGAAGTGATGAGATCGATGTCGGCCGCCACCTGCGGTATGCTCATGATCTGGCTGCGTGTCAGATCTTCTCCGTCGCTTATAAGCGCGGTCAGAAGGTTGTCGCCTGTCAGTATTGTGCTTTCGGTCTTCCCGGATTGTCTAAATCTCTCAAAAATTCCCATTTATACCACCTGTGATACAAAGCTCATCTGGTTTATGAGCCTATCCTGTTGCAGTAGATACATGGCATTTATCAGCGATATCACCATGTCCACCTTGCCGTTTGACTTTTTCTTGTTCACGTACCGGTTTTTGTTCGTGTCAAAAGTACATTTGGCGTTTTGGAAGTTTATTTCCAGCAGCTTGTTCTCCGTGTACTGGAAGCGTCCACCCATGATCTGCTCGTAAAGTAGCTTTGTGGGTGGATGTAATACACTTGAGTGCTGTTTTATCTCTACCGTGTTGTATTTCTCGTCCCATTTCTGGGCGGAGCTTATGGCGTTCCACCGGTCAAAACCGATGGCAACGACCTTTACGCCGTAATTTTTCTCCAGGTCAAAAACAAACTGCTCTACTACCGCATAATCGATAATAAGGTCGCCACAGGCTATACACTTGCCGTCCTTGATGAATCTGCGATAGTCTATCTTCTCGTATTTGTTCTTTTCCTCGATCCTATCCTCCGGAATGAAGGCTATGCTCTCTGCCAGCACCACTCCGTCCTCTTCTGAGACAAAAGAGACGGATGTGTTGTCGTTTGACAGGGACAGATCCACGCCTACCCAGACCTCGCGTCCGGTCCAGTCGATCTCTTTGACCTTGCACTTCTGGACATGCTTGACATCGATGTATGTCTCGGATCCGGCGCCTGCATAGATGATATTACAATGCTTTGTGAGGAAGTTCTCACGCGCCGATTCCATCTCGATGGCCCTGTCGCGCTTATAGAGCAGGTCCTTCCAGATGGTTTTATTATTCCATGCCACCGGGTTTGATTGTTTTAGGACTTTGTCGTCCGTCTCCCAGTGTTCGGTATCATCCGGCTCAAACAGTAAAGCAAAGATCTTTTCGTCCTTTGTGAGTCCGTCCAGTACCTTTTTTGCGTACTTGACCTCATCCTCAAAAGGATTGTCCACTGTCGGATATTTGGTGCTTATGATAAAGCCCAGCTTGTTAAGTATATTGAGCTGTCCGGATCTCATAGCCTCGATGGCGTATGAGTTCGGGAGGCCTCCAGCCTCGTCAGCTAAAAACACATTAGGGAGTCTGCCGTCCATCCTGCTACTGGAGTAATTAAGCGGTATATACCGGGACTTATTCGGTATAAACTCGATATAGTCCCGGAGAATCTTAAACCGCTTTTCACCCATATACTCGTAGAGTAATGGTGACATCCTAAGCGTATCCTGTATGGCCTCTTTTACCTCGCGGCTTAAAGCTCCGTCAGGCGCCACCGAAAAGAATTTTGATAGCGGTGGCTCTAAAATAAAAAGCAGGATAAAGAGCGTCGCCACTGTGTATGTCTTATAATTCTTCCTGGCGATCTCTAAAAGCACCGTCTCGTAACGGCGCTTACTGTGATCCTTTGCGTGCACCACTGCCAGTGTGGCGATATATAAAAGCCATTGGTACCCCTCCGCACATTCATACATCGTCTGTCCGGCTTTGAGTCCCTTTGGCATGATCATGAGCTTAAGTACGGCCTC